AAAAAACAAACTTCACATTACGATTGAAATAATCGTACGAAACCACAAAATTTTATTAGAAAAATGGCAAACAAAGATTTATTCAAGCAAGCAATTGCTGAAGCCAAATCTGTTCGTAGTGCTGCTATTGCTAATGCTAAACAAGCTTTAGAAGAGACCTTAACACCTCATCTTAAAGATATGTTAGCTGCTAAACTTCAAGAGATGGATGAAAGAGACATCGAAGAAGAGGTAGTTGATGAAGGGCAAGGTGATAAAGATGCAAACGAAGAGAAAAAAGATGACAAACTCAAGGAAGACTTTACTTTCGAAGAAGAGGAGTCAGAAGACGAGTTAGAAGCAGACGTTGATTCAGAAGAATCTGAAGAGGAAGCGGAAGAAGAAGAGATTGAAGTAAAGGACATGGAGGTAGATGATTTAAAAGACCTTATCCGTAACATTATCGCTCAAGAAATGGGAGACGAATCAGCAGAAGATGAATTAGCTGCAGATGAGTTACCAGTAGACGATATGGTAGGAGCAGAGGACGAAGAAGAAATCGACCTAGATGAACTATTAAGAGAAATCTCAGAAATGTCTGACGAAGATGATAAGCATGAAGCGTATCACAGTAAAGACAAGAAAATGGAAGAAGACGCTTACGAAGGAGCAGCAAAAGTTAAAGAGTACGGAGGTGGAAGAGCCACAGACAGAGCAGACTCTGCAGCTTCAGGCTTAGCTGAAATAGAGAGACTTTTAAAGAAATTAGCAGCAGGAGCAGGTCCAGCAGCTAAGAAAGCTTATGCAATCCTACAAGATTTAGGAGCAGGAGCAGGCTCGGCAATTCGTAACGAAGGAGACCACATGAAGGATGAGCAATTAAGTGAAGCTGTAAAAACAGTTAAAGAACTTAGTGCACAACTACAAGAGGTTAATCTTCTTAACGCTAAATTACTATATGTAAATAAAGTAATGAAAGCAAACAATTTAACTGAATCACAAAAAGTAAATGTTATCGCAGCATTCGATAAAGCTGAAACAGTTAAAGAAGCTAAATTAGTATATGAAACAGTATCTAACAACCTAGTGAGTACACCAGGTAGAAAAAGATCAGTAACAGAAGCTAAATTAGGATCAGCATCAAAAGCTACAGGAATGACTGCTGCTAGACCAGAAGTAATTTCAGAAGTTAGTGACGCTGTAAAAAGAATGCAAAAGTTAGCAGGAATAATTAAATAATAAACTAAAACAACAAATTTTAATCATGGAATTAAATCAATTATTAGAAGGGTCTAACAACTTTAAGACAGTGCAAGCAGATGCTGCACGTCTATCAAGTAAGTGGGCTAAATCTGGATTGTTAGAAGGATATACTAACGAAACAGAAAAGAACAACATGGCTATGATTCTTGAGAATCAAGCAAAACAGATCGTATCTGAGCAATCAGCTAACACAGGCGGAGGAAGTGCAGCATCTTTCTCAGCAGGACAAGGATCACAATGGGCAGGAGTAGCTTTACCATTAGTACGTAAGGTATTCGCTCAAATCGCATCTAAAGACTTTGTATCGGTACAACCAATGAATTTACCTTCAGGACTTGTATTTTACCTAGACTTTAAATACGGATCAGACAGCAACGGATTCTCAACAGGAGACAACATGTACGGAAACGTATCTACTGCTAATGCAAAGATGTCAGTAGACCAAGATGTATCAGGAGGCCTTTACGGTGCTGGTAGATTTGGGTACTCTATGAACGAGCAAACTGCTTCCGCTAAAGGAGTATTAGCAGATTTAACTACAAGTGCATCACTACTATACCAAGACTTAGTACCTAGTGACTACAAAGCATTTACACAAACTTTTGTAGGAACTGATAATATTGACACAGAAGGTGTAAGAGCTTTCCGTATCTTATCTGGATCAACTGACGTTACGTTACCAGAATACACAACTGTATCAGGACAAGATGTAACCTTTATTGTTAAGGCATCAGACCTTTCTGTAACAACATCGTTAACAGGATCAGTACAGTATCAAGTACAGCCAGTAGATAACGACAGAGGAGACTTTGAAGATAATCCAGCAGGAAGTATTACTATCCCAGAAATCAATGTAGAACTTGCTTCTGAAGCAATTGTAGCTAAGACTAGAAAGTTAAAAGCACAATGGACACCAGAATTCTCTCAAGATCTTAACGCATACCACAGTATTGATGCTGAGGCAGAGTTAACATCATTATTGAGTGAGTATATCTCTATGGAAATTGATTTAGAGATCTTAGATATGTTAATTCAAGATGCTGTAACAACTGAACGTTGGTCAGCTAAGAATAACACAACTTGGAATGATGTAACAAACGCATGGGACCCAGGAGTATCAGGATCAGAATTCTTTAATACTCAAGGACAATGGTTCCAGACATTAGGAACTAAAATCCAAAAGGTATCTAACAAAATTCATCAAAAAACCCTACGTGGTGGAGCTAACTTCTTAGTATGTTCTCCAACAGTAGCTACTATCCTAGAATCGATTCCAGGATATGCTGCTAACACAGATGGTGATAAGATGGACTTTGCATTCGGTGTACAGAAAGTAGGAGCTTTAAACGGCCGTTACAAAGTATACAAGAATCCTTATATGACTGAGAATACAATCCTTATGGGTTATAGAGGTAATCAATTCTTGGAAACAGGTGCAGTATATGCTCCATATATTCCATTAATGATGACACCTCTAGTATACGATCCAAATACCTTCACACCACGTAAAGGTATCATGACTCGTTATGCTAAGAAGATGATCAGAC